GACACGCGGATTTTCAGTCCGCAAAAGCATCCATTAAAAACAGTCGATTAGCAGAAAACCTGCCGTCTAGACCGGGATAACGCGCCAATAACTTAGGCCCGTTTTGTCTAGAAAATTCTCTCCCAAAAAAATATAATAATTGGCCTCGTTTTACTATTGACACAAGTAAAAAACGGGCCTATATTATATTCATCAAAGAGGCTCTGGACCGGCGATCGCCAACCCACCCTAAAGCAAACAGGAGAGAAGACATGACACTCGAACGCAAAAACAAGAAGCTCTACGAAATCTGGTCGGAAGGAAAGAAGATCGGCTACTGCGAACTCGGTAGGGGTTCCGCGAAGCCGGGCCAGTGGCGCGCAGCTATCTACGGTCGGCCGATCTGGGCCGCAGATGAAAACGTACACCTGGCCGCCGGAGAGGCGGTCCGGGAATTCTACACAGCACAGTAACAAGAAGCCCCTCGTAAGCGGTCAGGCTTACGGGGGGCGCTCGAAATCCCCTCTGCGAAAAGGAAACTTCACATGGAACTTATCATCGGGGCAGGCCTGCGTCTACTTGTTGCAGGATGCGGCATCGCCCTCGGCGCAGTTTGCGCCGTCGCCGCCTATCACAACGGCCTCGCGCTCGATAGCGCTCTCGGCCTCTGGTTTGGCATCGGCTTCGCGGCTGTCGTCGTGATGTCGTGGCTCATGTGGCCGGTGGCGTCCTGGAGCGCTCGCCTCGGGAATACCGCCCAGGCGAAAGCCTGCAAGCTCGCGTGGGCACCGCTCGCGCTCTTCGTCGTCGCAAATGCGGTCATGTTCGTTGCGTCGCATCGGACGGAGACCGTTGGCGGGAAAACGATGGAGATCGAGCGCTATGAAGCAGCGAAGGCTGAGCGCGTTCGCCTGCTCGCCGACCTTGAGACGGTTAAAACGTCGCCGCTCTGGGCAGCCTCGTCAGGCTGCACGATCCGGACTATCGGCTCAAAAAAGCTGTGTGATCGCTCGGCCGAGATTGAAGAAGGGCTGAAAGATGCGGGGAAAACACTTGCCGCCGGGAAGCCAGCCTCCGCCGACGCGGGCGCGGAAACGCTCGCATGGGTGTTGGGCGGAGATGCGGCGAAGGTCGGGCGGGCATGGCCGATAGCGGTTGCCGTCGCCCTCGAACTGGCGGCAAGCTTCGCCATGAAGCTCGCGCTGAGCCCGTGGGGCGCACCGCGCCGCAGGGAAGCCGCCCCCGCGCCGGGCACGTTCACGCACGTGGTGGAACTCCTGCGGGCGAGCCCAGAAGGAGTGCTCGCAGCGTCGGTTAGAGAGCTGGCGAAGATGACGAGCATCCCGAAGTCCACGATCCACGAGCGCCTGAGAGAGTGGCACGAGCGCGGCTTGATCGTTGTGGAACAGACCGGCGGCAGAACGCGCCTCAGCCTACCCTCAAACCGATAAAATCGCTATAGTCCCGGCGGCCCCGAGCCGCCGGCACAGCGCATGAAGGAAATGAGCCATGACCGTGACCGTCGACCTGCAAGGAAATTGGAAAGTCTACGCCGAGACGCTTCCGCCGCTCGCCGAGGGCATCGGTACGGTGACGGTCGACGGCACGCCCGGCGCGCTGATCCGCATCGAGGTCGGCAAGCGCACGGTCTACGCGCAGCTCGTCGGTGGCAAGGTTACGGAGCTGGACGGGCGCACCATCGCGGGCGAGATGAAGCGCGGCAAGCCGCTGGCAAAGCCGAAACGGATTAACGCTGTGAAAATAGGCCTGGACGCCGAGAGCCTTGAGATTGCAACTCGGCTCGGTAACGGCAACGTGTCAGAAGGCGTTCGCGTGGCGCTGAAAATGGCTGCTCAAAAAGAATGAAAAATGATCTCATTTTATTGTTGCAATAAATAAAAAGTGGACCTATATTATATTCATAAGACGGGCAATGAAGCCCAAACGATGGAGATGAAAATGGCTAAGATTTATCAGCTCGAAGGCGAGACAGGCCCCGCGAAATGGCTCGGCGAAGGCGAAGTTATCGCGCGCCGCGCCCCCTGCGAGGCGTACACCGTGCCGACCGCCCTCATCATGAAGCCGATTGACGACCGCTATCTGGTGCTGTTTTGCTTGGAACGTAAAACCGGAACCTACGAATGGGCGTCCTGGTGCGACGGCGGGATGACATTCGACACGCCGGAAGCGGCCCGCGAATTCGCCCGAAATTGGAAATAAATGGCTCCTTTAGAACTCAAGGCCACCCGTCAAACCCTTGGCCTCAGCGCCAAGGGTTGTTGAACGGCCTAAGCAAGGAGATTTCACGATGAAGCTTCATTTTTCGCATGGCCCCTCAGTCGCCATCGAACTCGATGATGGCGATGCGCGCGGGCACTATAATTACGGCATCGTAAAACTGAGCGATGGCCGCGCCCTAGACGGTGAGAGCTACGCAAAACTTGCCCGAGACCTCGGCGCGTGGATCGAATGCGACACAATCGATGAGAAGATGAAGATTGAGGGTTCTCTCATCACGGGCGCCTTCGGGCTTTCCGACACCGTGAAAGTGCGCTAGTCTTGCACTGCCGTACCGTCAAGGCGCGTGGATAGAAACAAGCGTTCGTTCCCTCCGGAAAGCGCTTCTTGTCATCGCCAAAACGGCGATGTGGATAGAAACTCTCGATGAGTTTATTATGTAGTCTAGCATAAAAAGTCCCGCCATTTACGCGGGACTTTTTTTTGAAGGCAGCGCTAACGCTGCCACCAACTCTTCCTGTTCCCCTCAAAGAAGCGGTCGAACCTATCCCCGAGGCGGGTGATAGCCTCGGTGATCCTGTCCTCCACTCTCTGCAGCGTCTCGTCGGTCGCGAACCGTGCCCCCGCCTCGGCCTTGAAAGCTTGTAGCTGCTGTCCAACCTCTTCGGAGCGCTGCCTCGCGGCAGCGGCGTCTTTTCTGGCATCATCGACCTGATACCGTACGACGGCGTAGCTCGCCGCGATCGTGGCGACGATCCCTGCGAGCGTCAGGATGATATCCAGAGAAAGGCTGATGCCCTGTGTCACCGCTGCGGCCTCGCTTTCGGCACCTGAGGGCAGGATGCAGGCCGCTTTTCCAGATCGCGCGCCTTCTGCTCGAGGGCGGCAATCTCGCCCTGCGGCCTGATCGTGTACGCCTCATAGGCGTACCGCCCGCCCCAGCCGAGCACGATCACCGCGAGAACCATGCGCCCCTCGAAGCTCTTCGAGAGGTCCACGATGATTTCGAGCAAACCGCGAATGAGCGCGAGGGCAAACTTCGCCAGCGGTTCGAGGAAATTGGCGATACCTGCCGAAAGCAGGTCGGACACGTTTCCGAGGCCCCACGCGGTGATGCGACGGAGAAACCACGCAAGGATTACGTTCATTGCACCGTCTCCTCAGTGTAAGGGCCTTGATAATCGCCGTGCTGGTAGTCCTTCGCGCGCCGCTGGCGGGCGATCTCAGCCACGATGGCCACGGCGATCGCGAGCACGATCAGGGCGATCCATGCGTGCCCTTTCGCCCAGTCGCCGAGGCCGGAGAGTTGTGATGCAACGCCCTGCGTCTGGCCGATCAGGTCGGGCACGGTCGAGTCGGTGCCGATCGTGATGCCGAACAGGCCAGCGATATAGACGACGAAGTTCCGCACCGCGCGGAGCGCCCGCGTGATCCAGTCGCCTGACGCCTCGAGCTGCCTCGGCGTCGCGTTGGCCCGGCTCTCCGGCACGATGGATTTTGCATTTTCGAGCAGCGGCCCGTAGCTCTTGCGCCACTTGCCATCGGTGTCGACACGGGAGTTCCGACGCTGGAAGGCCGCGACCGCATCGGCCGTGCCCTCGCCATACCAGCCGTCGATCGCACCGACTTGATAGCCGAGCGCGCGCAGCTTGCGCTGCACCTCGCGCACGCCTTCACCACGGTCGCCTGGCTCGTAGAGCACCGGATCGCCGCTGGCATCGACCGCCAGCGCGAGATCGCTTTCCGGGATCGAGATGTGGCCTTCCTCGACCAGCATCAGAATGATGGCGGCCGCGCCGAGCTGGACGTCCCAAACATCGCGGCGGAACACCTTGTCGCGAACGTATTTCCCGCTCTGCTGATGGCTTGTCGAGCCCCACACGTAGGGAGAGTTGACGCCGTGGAGGATATAGCCAGGGCCGTTGAACATCTCGACGCGCCAGAGAACAGTCGGCAGCGTCCAGTCTTTCTGGCCGGTGTAGTCCTGATAGCGAAGCGCGTCGAGCGCGCCCTCCTCGAAGGTATCGAACGGCCCGCGACCCTTCGGCACGATGGTCGTCCGCTTTCGCAGGCTCTGACCGTTGCCGAGATAGGTCGTAAAATCGCAGTCGCTCTCGCGGTAGTGCAGCAACCCGATAAACCACCATGGAATGCCGGTCTGGCTCCCGATGGCCTCGTAACGTGCACGGCCGGAAACGATTTTATTGGCGACCAAGCGCACCGCCGGACGACGATCCGGCGTGATCTGCGCGCTCTTGAATAGGTTGATGTAGCCCTTCCGGGACTGCGCTGGTGTGAACACCATGTCGTCTCCCTCCGTAAGAAAAAAGGCCGCCCCTTTCGGAGCGGCCTCGCCTTCACACACTCTCGCTTTCGCGCTTACTGGACTTGCGACGTGGCTTCCGTGGTCACCGTCTCGGCCGGGGCCGTGTCGACAGGAGTAGGATCGGCCCCGACCTCAGAAGCCGCGACTGTGTTCGCCGCGATGGCGGCTACGAGCTTGTTGGTGTTTTCGTCGAGCTGCTTGATAGCCTGCGAAAGGCGATCCTCGGCCGGGACGCTTTCATCGGCGAGAGCCTCGCGGTGCTTCGCGAGAAACTCGATCACAGAGCCGGTCACGGTCGTGTTGCGCTCGATTACGGCAAGCAGCTCTTCGTCGGAATTAGACATGCTGTCCTCCTTCAGTGGGTTTCGGTTTTCGGGATTGGAGCGGGTCTCACTGCCTCGCGCTCCGGGGCCGCTCCCAGCCCGGCGAGGATTTCGTGCGGGATTAGCCCGCCTTGCGATTGCGCTGGCGCTTGTCCTTGCCAGCGTCGCCTTGTGGTTGCTTCAGCTCGAGGCTCGTCGTGGCACCGCCCGATTTCGAAAGACGATGCGTGACGCCCGCGATGCGATAAGTGCCGTCAACGCCGGGCCGCGCGCCGACGAGCACGAAAGTGCCCTCCGCCTGCGCCGACACGTCGAAATCGATCTCGGCCGAGCCGCCCCCGCTTTCGCGCTCGCTCTCGGCCTTGCGCCCCTTCGCCGTGCCCTCCGCTTCCTTCTCGTCCGCCTTCGAATAGGGCACGTTGTTCGAGGCCTCCGGCGCGCCGTCGCCCGCCTCGATCTCGACTTCCTTCGTTTTCCACTTTGCGGATTTACGATCGAACCAGCGGGCCTTGGCCTTCGTGAAGCGCGGGCGGCCTTGATAGGGCGTGATGTCCCATGAGATGAGATTGCTGCCCCACGTGCCGGTCACGGTCGGCAGGGCCGCGCCGCCGGGCGTCGTGCCGCTGCCGCGCTTCGCAAGCACCGCCTTGTCGCCCCGGATCTTGAAAGTGCCCCCAAGCTCGTCGGCTAGGCGCCTGCCGAGATGGATGATCGTCTCTCCATCCGCGCTCCAGAAATCGCGCTGGATCGATGCGAAGGACGGATCGACCGCCACGCCCGACAAGCCAGCACGCTTCGCGGCGTCGCCCAGAAAATCCTTCAGCGTAGACTTGTCCTTGTGGAAGCTCTGCGGCTCCTTCACCTTGCCTCGGCTGTCGAAGCCCTTGGCCGAGACATGCAGCATGCGACCGCCACCCTTCGATCCGGAAGAGCGCACCTCGTCGACCGTTCCCTCAAAGGCCTTCGCGCCGCTGAGATAGATCGATACCCGCCCACCATGCTTCGGCAGCATCAACGCGCCGTCGCTATCCGAGAACGTGAGGCTCGCCGTGTCCGACGCCGTGCCGTCCTTGTCGTGCACCTCGATTTCGGTGAGGTAGGGGTTCATTCGGCTCGACACGTCGATGCCGTCGACATGCACCGCCCATGCGACTGTCCAGGCCATGTTCAATCCCAGAGCGATATTGCGGTTTCTGTTGTCGTGGTGGCTTCGGGCTCGTCCGGCAGCGTGACGACTGTGCCGAGCGGCAATTCCGCTCCCAGCGCAGCGAGGCCAGGGTTAAGCTCCAGCGCCGCCTCAACGATGGCGGGGCGCGTGCGCCCATACTTGCGCCAGATGAGCAGGTCGAGGGTGATCCCCTCGCCCTTGATCGTGACTGTTTCGGTCATGGCGGCCTCAGAAAAGTGAGAGAAGCATCGACAGCAGCGCCGCGCCGGCATCGCTGCCAGGTGCATCGACACGCACGAGAGCGATGTCATGCTTGATCACCTGCCCGACGCCGTTCGGCCCGAGCAGCTCATGGCTCTTGCGCACGCTTTCGATGGCGTGCCAGCCGAGCACCCGACCGTCGCCGCGCACCACCATGACGCGCTCTCCGGAGCGGCGAAGCCCGTTGAGCGTCTCGATCTCGGTGAGACCGCCGATCTTGGTCGGGAAGACCTGCCCACGGATCGAGAACTTCTCATCGCCTTCGCCCGTGAACTCCCGCCCGGGCATGCGCCCGAGCAGGTCTTTTTTCGCGTATTCTGTCGATCCGTCCTCTTCGACCGAATCGGCATTGAACGGGAACACGTCGACCGTTACCGGCCCGATCTGGTACAGCATGGCCGCTCCTTAAGCGTAGTCGGCTTGCAGGCCGCGCATGAGCCGCCGCAGCCTCGCCTCCAACTCATCGCCCACCTGGTCGGCGATTTCCCGCACGTTCGACGCGCCGTGGATCGCGATGTTGATAGGCCCGAAAGAGTACCCGCCCGAGCCAGAGCGCGCAGAGCTGAGTGATCGGTTCGGCACGATCGAACCGGAGCGGCTCGGCATGAACAGCTCCGGCCCCTTCTCCCCGACGAGATAGGTCTGGCCGCCCGCGACCGGACCACCGGCAGCGCGAGCAGGAACGGATTGCCCGCCAGACGCCGGGGACGATGATCCCCAACTCGGCAAGCTGATGCTCGGCATCTTGATGCTGCCGATCCAGTGAGCAGCGTCCCGCGCCGCGTTGACGGCAGCCGTCAGCCCTTGCACGATTTTCGCGATACCGGATGCGACCAGGTTCACCCCTTGCGCCAGCGTGCTGCCAAACAAATCACCCAGCTCTCGCCAGGTCGGAATATTGAGCCCGACGCCAGCATCAGCAATCGCCTGCTTCAGGCCGTCCCATGCGGTGGAAAGCTCAGTCGGCGGCTTGATGTTGTCCCAGAAGCCTTGCTGAAAGCCGCCAGAAAATTCCGTTGCCGCCTGCTTGATGCCTTCCCAGCCCGCCTTGACGCTGTCCCAGTTGTAATAAGCCAACGCGCCAAGGCCCGCGACGACGAGCGCGAGCGGGTTTGTAAGGAGCGACAGCGCAGCCGCCGCCCCAGTGAACGCCATGCCAAGCGGCACGAGCGCTGCCGCTGCCATCACGGCATAGGTGGCGAACCTCAAAAGTTCCGGGTTCGATTTGCTGATCTCGCGAACCGCGTCGGCAAGGCGCGTGAATACTTTAGCGGCATCGTTGAAGACCCCGCTTTCTCCCAGTGATATAAAGAATGCCTCGATCGATGAAATGAGCGAGTAGAATGGGCCGACGACGCCCTTGAGCATGATCTGGGCACCCTTCGCCGCGTACCCGGAACTCTCTTTCGTAATGTCATCTAGCAGCTGACGCACATCACCCGCCGCCATCGTCATGAGGCGCGCGCCTTGTCTCACATCGAAGATGCGAGCGATGGCGTTAGCGACTTCTGGGCCAGCTTTGTCATTGATGGCCTTGATGAAGCCGATCAGATCAATCTGAGAACCTGACGCGGTCAGCGTATCGGTAAGGCTGCGCGAGAGCACGTCCTTATCTATCAGCGATGTGGAGCCCAGACCCTCTGAGATGATCTTCGTCAACTCCATGACCATGCGGGCGGGAGCGGCCTTGAGTTCTGGGGTTTGAAACGCCTTCGTGATCTTGTCGGCCATTGGAGACGCGTCGATGCCTTCGGCCTGAAGCGCTGAAATAATGTCCTTTGCCCCGATCTCCTTGCCCTTATTCTTGAAGTCATCAAGATTAATCCCGAGCCGCGCGAGCATCGCGGTCATTTCCTTTGTTGGGCGGAGAAGCCGGACCATGGCCGAGCGGATCGCAACGCCCGCTTCCGAGCCCTTGATGCCGTTGTTCGCCATGATCATGGCGGCAGCAGAAAGCTCGTCCATGCTCATGCCGAGAGCAGTTGCCATCGGCGCGGCATACTTGAATGTCTCGCCCATCAACCGCACGTCGGTGTTCGACTTGTTCGCCGCATAGGCGATGGTATCTGACACCTTTTTCATGGACGCCGCCGCCTCTTCGACGGTGGACATCGGCATGCGGAACTGGTTGAGCGCGTTGATAGCAATTTCGGCCGCGTTTTTCGGCTCGATATCACCGTAAATCGCAAGGTCCATGGTCGGGCCGAGAGCACCCAGCGCCGCCTGCTGCGTCAGACCGCCACGCAACAACTCGTTCGTCGTCAAGGCCATCTGCGTCAGCGTCTTCGGATATCGCGTGCTGAGCATCTTGAGATACTCTTCGGCCTCCTTCCGCTGGGCAGCGGTCAGTTCACCGAGCGCCTCCATCGCGTTCATGGCTTTTTCGAACTCGAAGGCCTTCCAGAGCCCGAAGCCTCCGGCCATCGCGACGGGCGCCATCGCCGCCGACATGCGGCTTGACGCCTCCGCCATTGACTTCGCCTGCGCGCCGATCTGCTTGCCGATGGCGACGACACCAACATGACGATTGAGGGCGGCGGTAGCCTGCCCAATGCCACGCAGCGCTTGAGCAGCGGCCCGCGCAGGGCCGCTCACACCGTCGATCATCCTGATGATGAGAGAGGCGGAAAGATTGGCCATGCGAGGGCTCCATCAACTGCGCTTGGATTTATGGATGCGCGCCGCTTCGGCGTGCCAGGCGAGCAGCTCGGCGAAATCCATATCGAGGATCTCGCCGAGCGGCGTGTTCAGCAGGTGCGCTACGTCCGCGGCGTAGGTTCTCCAGTGGCGGGCGTGGCCCGCGGCATAAAACCCGCGATCACCTGCGACAAGCCGGCGAAGTCGGCCGCGTCAATCTCCTCGACCAGTTCGACGGGTAGGTTTGTCACGGCCGCCGTGAGCGCGATGCTGGCGGCCAAGTCGCCTTCAGCCGCCCGCACTTTTTCCACTGCCGCGATATCGCGGACCTTCGGGCGGCGAAGATCGATGATCGACACGCCCTTCCCGCTGACCTTCAAAGGATATTGAAGCGTAAACCTTAGATTGTCGGCCATTGCTTAACCTCCCAGCGCCGAACGAACATCGCTCATCCACGAAACGCCGCCGCTGCGCGCCTCGCGCTCGTAGAAATCCCAATAGAAGATCGGCGCACCGTCGAGCGTGAACTCGTAGTGTGAGACTTCCTTGAACGCGTGATTGCAGCCGACCAGTTCACCCGGCGAGAACTCGTCCGGCTCCCAGTCGGACACGATGCCGGTGATGGTGGCGCGTGCGGGCAGAGCCTTGCCCGTGCGCTTGTCGCGCCATGACCCCGCAAACGTCCACTTGTCGTAGACCCCGTTCGCGAAGCCGAAGCGCTTGAGAACGTCAAGATCGAGGCCCTTCACCTCGAACTTCGGCTCGATCTTCTCGATCTGCGGGAAGACGAACTCGATCCCGCCGACGCCGCCGCCGGGCTTATGCTCGGCGGAGAGGCGCTTCAGCGCGGGCAGGCCGAGCTTCGCAATCGTGATGGCGCGGCTCGTGTCGGTTTCGTCCGCGCGGCGCACGTCGACCGCCTCGAGGACGTAAAGAGGCAAAACCATCTGGCTTTCCTTTCTCAGGGTTGAGAGGCGATTAGACTGTGCCGGACGCGTTCACGCGGGCGGCGATATCGGCCACCAGCGCGTCGACGGCGGCCGCGTAGCGGCGCACCTCGTGCGTGGCGCGACGGAAGACCGGCGCAGGCTCGATGAAAGGTGAGACGACGAGGCGGCCGAGGCGCACTTCTTCCACGCTGTTCCGCGCGGGCAAGAACTTCACGTCGTAGCCGAGGATATCGTTCGCCGCCTTGTGATCGCGCAGCATGAACTTGATGCTGTTGATCCACGCCTCGACCGTGTCCGCCGAGATCAACTTGCCGAGATACTGGCGCGTGAGCCGCATCATCTTCGCGGTCAAGTAGTCGGACCCGCGAACCTGATGGAACTGCGCCCACAGATCGCCTTCGGCGCAGCTTTCCGTGCCAATATAGACGAAGCCGCCATCCGCGATGGCCGTGTCCACGCCGCTCTCGCCGCGCACCACGATGCCGATGTCGCTTTCCAGCAGCATCTGCCCTTCGGTCGCGCCATCGGTCAGGCTGAACGCGATGTTGCGGCTCGTGCCGACGATGCCGTTCACGGCCTGGTTTGCCCAAGGATGGAACGGCTTGCCCTCATGCTCATGGTCGACGCGGACGCCGATGCCGAGGATACGCGGCGCCATCGGCCGCGTGACGACGGTCGCGCCTTCGTAAACGCGCGCGGCCACGCCGACCGGGATGATGCGGTTGCTCTGCGTCGTCTCGCGCCAGGCCAGCGCCTCGGTCCGGCTCTCCGGCGCGTCCACCACGGCAACGCCGAGCAGCGAATTGAGGATTTCCGGGAGCGCTGCAACGACGGGGTTCGCGCTGTTGTCGTCGGGCCTCCACGCGGTGCGCCCCGCATAGATGAGACGCGGCGTCGCGCCGACTTCGGCGGGCGCGGCCTTCAGCGCATAGAGGCCCGTCTGGTTCGCGGCGCTACCGATGATGTTCGCCGTCGTCTGCTCCAGCTTGGTCTGTGCGACCTCAGACACGCCCTCGGCCACGCGAACCACCGTGATATCGGCGGCCACCTGCAGCTCGGAAAGCTGCGCGTTGATGCCCTTCACCGCGTCGGCGAGATAGCCGGTGCCGAGCTTCGCAAGCATCGTTGCGTCGCCGCTCGAAAAGCGCACGGGCGTATCGAGCGGGAAGGTCGCGGCGTCCGCGTCGGCGGACGTTTCCACGAAGCCGAGCTTCGAGAAATCCGCCCCGATGACTGGTACGGCCTCGTCTTCGGGCCGCGTGTTGATGATGCCGAATGACGGTGCCGTCATCGTTTTCTCCATAAAAAAAGCCGCCCGGAGGCGGCTGGTTTGGAAGAGGAAAGACGGCTCGCTACTTGGTCGCGGCGAGCCGGAAGATATCGTCGACCTCGGCCGAGGTTTTGCCGAGCGCTGTTGCCATTGAAGCGACGAGCGGATCGTCTCGCTCGATCTCGCGCGCGAGCGCGAAGTCCTCTTTCGCTTCGGCGTCCGCATCGATGGCCGCATCGAACGCCGCCTTGAGGCCCACCTGCCGCAGCGCGCGGACGAGTTGCAGTGGCGTCACGCTCGACGGCACAGGCTCCGGCACGGCCTCATAGGTGCGGGTGATGACGGCGCGACCGTTAGCGGCGTCGTAGACCGGCGCGCTCTCGCTCGCGATCCGGTAATTGCCCTCGGGCGGCTCCGGCTCATAGACGATCTTAACGATGCCTATGCGATCCCAAACATCCCCCTGATTTGGTGCGGTGAAGATATTCGGGGCGTAGTTGATGCCGCCGAAACTCGGACCTTTTTCCCCAGTATAGATTTCGGCTACTGCGCCGTTTTCAATTCTTGCCCACATAGGAACTCCTTATCCGTAAATCGCTGTGCTGCTGTCGCCACCGCAGACGAGGACGCGACCGTCCGCGAGGGGGGCCGCGGCGTGATAACGACGCGCCCACGGCATATTAGCAACCGACGCCCATGAGTTAGTTCCAGGCGTGTAAATCGCAGCTGTGTTCTTTGCCCCACCGCCGTCATAACCCCCGCAGACGAGCACGCGACCATCTGCGAGGGGTACGGCTCCTATCCCGGCATAAGCCCACGGCATATTAGCGGCCAAGGTCCACTGGTCGATCAGCGAACGCCCGGAGAAAAACCCTACCGGATGGATCAACATCAGAATGGCCCCGCTGCTACGCCGCGAAGCTTGCCGCCGCGCGCCTTGAAAGTGAGGATTGTCGAGGCGTTCGCCGTCGTCGAAATCGTCGGCGCGGTCCCATTCGGGAACACATAGGCGGCGTTGAACGCGAGCGTCCGACCGCCGGTCGCGTCCTGAATGACCTCAAGCTGGTAAGTGAAGCCGTCGACGATATTCGTCGGCGCGCCGAGCGTGCGGTTGCCGCCGAGAGTAACGGTCGCCGACTGCGCGAGAGAACAATCCCACGCGATTGTTGCCGCGTCAGTCAGTGGCACATCGCCGAAGCCGGACGCATGCGTGAAGGTGTTTGACGCGTCGCGCCGCGCATAATCGGCGGCGTCGGCCTTGGCGGCCAAAGCTGCCGCCAACCCGCTGATCGCCCCGATGGTATGGTCATGCGTGCTCGGCGCCTTGGCGTCGAGCGCGTCTTGCAGCCCGGTGATGGCCGAGATCAGGTGCCCGTGGGCTATCGATGCCTTGGCGGCGAGAGCGTCATCGACATAGCTCTGGCTCGCCTTCGCGCCCAAAGCCGTCGACAGCCCGGTGACCATCGACATGGGCACCTGGCCGACGACGATCTCCGCCACGGCATCTTCCGCAGCCTGCACATCGGCTTTGAGCTGGTTGATGACCGCCGTCAGCGCCGTGAGCTGCGGCTGCACGTTCGCCGAGATCACCTCGAGCGCCTGTCCGGTTCCGAGGTTGATCAGCGCCTCGAAATCGGCCCGGACCGCCTCGGCCGCGCGCAGGCGAGCGCCGACCGAGTTCAGCACCGCGTTCCACAGCGCCAGCGTGAGCTTGGTGTCGATATCGAGGATTTGATAGTCGTTATCGGCGCTCGGCAGAGAGGATGGCATCGGCTCCGTGCTCCGTCACGATCTGGTTGAGGGCGGCTCCGGTCGCATAGACCTCACCGCGCGGGAGAAGCAGCGCGCCGCCGATCTTGACGGGGCGGCTCAGCGTGATCTCGTAAGTCGCCGCCGCATCGTAGGGCACGGCCGCGCCGTCTCCGGCCGCCGAAGCGGCCTGAGTGCTCTCTGGCATGGTGGTCTCCTTAAAGCGCGTAGAGCGCGATGTTTTGCACGAAGGGCAGGTCCGTGACCTCTGTCGAGGTCATGTCGATGCGAGCCCTTGCCGATGTGGTTGCCGCACCCAGCGTGTAGTTCGCGAGAAGCGTGCGCTTTTTCGCGTTCACGAGGTCTGGCGTGACCGTGAGCGTCGTCGGCGTCACCACCGTGCCGCCAACGACGATTTTCGGCGCGGCTGTGTGCTTGGCCGCGTCATATTGGTCGAGCACGGCCTCAAGCTGCACATGCGTCGTGGAGAGGCCGAAGGACTGCTCTTTCGACACCGCCACCATGTCGCCGCGCGGGCGGAACGTCATGGCGCGCGCATAGGCATCGAGCACCAGCGCGGGCTGAAGGTCCGTCGTGCCGGTGAATACGGCGCGGAGCTGCACGGACGCCGGGAGGCCGTTCAGCGCAGTGGACACCGCCGCATTCTCCAACGTGAGCGGCTGCCAATAATCGTCCTCTTCTGGCGTGTCTGGATCGCTCGGCCGCACCTCCCACGTAAGAGCGGTGCCGCCGGGTGCCCAGCCCGCCGTCAAAAGGCGAATTTCCGTCATGCCATCGGCAAGCGTGAGCGGCTGAAAATCGACAACCGTGCGCGAGGACGCGAATGACGCCGCGTTGAGCCGCATGGCGAAGTCGACAAGCGGATCGCCTTGCGCCCAGGCCCCATCGGTGCACCAAAAAAGCGAACCCTGCGCGAACTTGTTGCCGCTCACGGTCTCCAACGCGTGGTTGCCCGTCGTAACCGTGAACCACGCATAGCGCTTGCCGCTTTCGAGGACGCGTGGCGTGATGGAGAACTTCACCCAGCCTGTCGCGAGATCGCCAGCGGCGAGCGTCGTCTTCGCGAGCACCTTGTCGAATTGCGGCTCGCCGCTCTCCGAGCACTCGGCGAGGAACATATGCACGTCGCCCGACGTGGCCACGCGGGTGAACTTGATATCCACGCTCGTCAGGATCATCGGCTGCGCGCAGAGCCAAGTCTGGCCGTAAATCGAGCCGTTTACACCGAATTCCTCCGTAATATAGTCCCAATATGTGTCGGTCACCGTCCGAATGGTTAATTTTTGGACGTAGCGGAGAACATGACCGCGCCCGTATGTTGCACCGTTATCCGATCCAACCACCTCCCACGTCTCGCCGTTCTTGGTGAACAGTTCGCCGACATCGAGGCCTGATGTGTTCGACCATTCCGCGTTGTTTTCGCAGACGGTCACCGTAGGGCCGTATTCGGTCACCGTGCGCGAGAGCGAACGCTGCACCGCCGTCGTCACCGTGTGCACGAGCTGCGAGATATTCTTGCTGCCGCCGTCTCCGTCGATCGCGAGGCGTGTGACCTCGGTCCATGCCGGCAGAAGCAGGCGCCCGGAGAACCGGATCGCATTCGAGCTTTCATCGATCAGCGCGAGCTGCGCGTCGCGCTCGGCAGCCCACGGGAAGCGGATGCCCTCACGCACACGCGCGAGCCAGCTCGCATTCGTCTTGTCCCACGCATCCTGCAGAAGGCCCGCATCGTACCAATAGGCGCGCGCCTCATCGGGCATCGCCACCGTGCGGCGCAGAATACCGAGATCGCGCTTGATCTGGCGCATGATGATCGGCGACGGGATATCGCCAAGGCGGCTCGCGATATTGGCGATATCGGTTTTGATCGTCTTCACGTCCGACTTCACGGCGGTCATGTCGCCCTGAAGCAGCTTAATGTAGCCGCCCTGCTCGAAAAGCGTGGTCACCCGCGAGGCATTGTCCATCTCGATGGCGACGATGCCTGTCGGTGAAAGCTCGACATGAGCGAGGCAGCACTGATCGGCCGCGACCATCGGCTTGATCGGCGTCGGAGACGACAACCCTTGCTGCACCACGCAAACCACCTTGCGGATGCCTGTCTTCGGCACGCTCTGCTCGACCGTCTCGCCGGTATCGGCATCGATTTCTACCAGCCGCGAACCGCTGACGATCTCGTCCTCGCCGCGCAGCAGCAGCGCCACATAGCGGCGGTCGCCGGTCACGAGCGGCAAGTGCACCTGCAAGTTGACAATGATGGGATCGTCGTTTCGATAGACGATGCCGCCCGCAAATAAGGAGCCGACGCTGATCGTCACCTCAATGGCGTTCGCGTTCGCGACAGTATAATCCGCCCAGTGATGCGGATAGCCGATAGCGCCGGAGGTGATCGCCTCGTCGCCCGCGCGGGCATAAGCCGAGATGGCGTCGAAGTCGCTGGGCTCAGCCACTTCCGCCTCGGAGAATTTGATGATCTTGGTCATGGGGCCTCAGAGCTTGAAGCGTGGAAGGTACTGGCCGAACCGCACGCTGCCGTCGAGCGGCGGCGCGTCCGCAAAAGTGAGCTGCCGCTTGTGCGAGAAATCGATGCGAATTTCGGTCTCCGGCGCTTTCGCGGCCCGAAGCGCCGTGAGCACCCGGTTGCGTGCGTCCCGAGACGGCGTCTTGAGCCGCGCCCTGCCGATGCGGGAGCGGTTGAACACGAAGGAGCGCGGCGGCTTGTAGGTGATGATGCGCACGAGGTAGCGCGCCAGAAACGGGCCGTGTCCGATCGGAGTGCGGCCCACCTTCGCCCGTCCGAACACGAACCGCGCCGGGTAGGCAATCACGTCGACCAGCGTGCCGTCGACATAGCCGAGATAGCGCACAGCGCCAGCGCGCACGCCAACCTCCCAGGCGGCCACCAGCGCCTCATGGATCACCTGCCGTTTGCGCGCCTCGGGCCAGTCCGGAAACCACAGCCGTGCGCCGTCATGAACGGCGAGCCACGGCAGAAAATGCAGCGGTGCCGTCTGCGGATCGAGCACCTGCTCGACCGGCACCGGCAGCTCGTCGCTCATGCCCGCCGCGAGCCCTTCCTCGAACGGTGCCTTGTTCGGCGGCAGAATGTCGGGAACGCTCATCCTGCCACCTCGACTGCCAGTTCGATCACGCCCGGGATCGGGATCGTGTAGGGATCGGCCGGGATATCGGCCGGCGCTGTCAGATCCGCCCGCGTCACCGAAAGCCCGTAGGCCGCGCCTTCGAGCGCCGAGCGGGGCACCTGCGCCCCGATCAGCATGCGAGCCTGCCCGGCCGCCAGAATGCGACCCTCAGCCTCGGCGCGCACGGCCTCAGCGTCAGGCCCGGTCGGCACGATGATCGTGCCCGACACATCGTAGACGCCGCACGTCGCCCGCAATACCGAAAGGCTGGTCGCCTCGGGTTTCACACTCGTGTTGTTCGTGGCCGCCCGCACGAGCGCCAGCTCGCTATCGGTCGCGTCGCGGCCAGAAGGTCCAGCGATCACGAGATCGACATCGCCGCGCCGTCCGTGCACCGCGCGACCGATAACGGCCGCGTGGTGGAGCTGCGGCCAGGCCGTCATCGCCTCATAGAGGTAGCGCTCCGCGCTGCCCGCAGCAGGCCGCGTGAAGGCGAGCAGATAGCGCGCCAGCAATCGCGCGCCGCTTTCCATGACGGCCTCGGTCGTGTCGGTCGCAGGCACGACGACGAGACGCTGCACGCCGATGCGCGCGCAGACATTATCGAGATCGTCTCCGACCGCCGTTGGCGCGAGCACGGCCCGCACCGCGTCATTGACGCGCGCCCTGTCGAGCAGCCGCAGATAGCTCCACGCCTGCGAGGCGACGACGACGGGATCGGTTTCGAGCGTATCGACATCGTAGGCCGGCAGCGTCGGGTCGACGGCCCGCGCCGCCGCCCATACCGTTTTGAAGCGCGCGAGGAACTGCTCTTGCAGCGTCTCATAGTCGAGCGCCTCGATGGCGTCCGGCGCGGGCAGGCGCGTCAGATCGATTGCAGCCGCCATGTCAGACCTCGGAAAGTGTGTAACCGTATTTGTTCGACGCCAACGAGATGCGGCGCAACCCTTCAGAACGCTTATCGCCGAGATGGCCGCGCGGCCGATATTCGCCCTCGATCACCAGCGCCAGTTGACCGAGGCGGATAGCGTCGGAGGTGTTGCCCGACGTATCGATGCGCGTGATCTTGAAGCGAGGCTCCCAGAGGTCGAGAGCCGTTGCCAAGGTCGTGATGAAGAGCAGGATGGTTTTCGGCACGAGCAACCGGCCCAACAGGGCCGAGCCGATCGCGCCAAACCAGCGGCGCATCACCCGGTCACCGAGGCGCGTGGTGAAGATCACATCGATCGACTGCACCACATGGGCGAAGCCGTCGAGCGGGCGCCCGGTGACGCGATCAAGCCCCGCCATCGGAAGCCGCCGCCTTGACGGTCTTTTTTGGCTCCGTCACGGCCTGCTCGACGTTGCCGTGATCGAGATCGAACCGCGCCGCGGCGTCATCGAGATGCACGATGCGGTTTTCGGGCACGCGCGCGCCATTGATGCGGACGATACCCGGCCGCACAGTGTAGGGTTTCGTGGTCATGGTCAGCCTTTCAGATAGTCGGGAAGGTCCGGCATGGGCACCGTCTGCCCAGCCTTGAGATGAGTGCTGTCGGGGCAAAACCTGATCTGCCCGCGCTCGATGAAGTAATGGCAGACCGGATCGCCCGCGTAGCCGCCGAACGTGATCTTCACGCTCGGGGAGAAAGTCGGGGCCTCAAGATCGCCGTCGAAATCCCACGTCACCGGCCCCTCGGTGCGGATCAGATGCAGTTTTTCGCAAGCCGGGCACCAATGTACATAGCCACCCTCGACCTTGCGGAGCCTCGCGCTCGCGTGTCCCATGCCGGTCACTCCCACGGCCAGAAAGAGGCTTGCTCTATGCGACGACCGCGCGGTTTCTTCGCCTTGCGGGCCGGAGCGCTCGTAACGCGCCGCCCTTCGCCATAAGCGACGACTTCGAGGCACACAGTCGCGAGCCCGACGCCCATGCCGAAGGCGCGCGCAGCGCCACGGCTCAAATCGATGATGCGCCCGCGAATGAACGGGCCGCGGTCATTGATGCGCACACGAATCGCGGCACCCGTGCGCTGGTTGCGCACTTCGACGATGGTCCCGAAGGGCAACGTCTTGTGCGCGGCCGAGATGCCGTCAGGATGGTATCGCTCGCCGTTCGCCGTGCGTGACCCCTCCCAGTAGACCGATGCAACGCCGCATTCGGCTCGGGAGGTGGCGGGCAATAGAAGGATGATCGCCCCGGCGATAAGGCCGAGGACGGCTGAAAGAGGTAGCACGCGGGTGCTCCGTTGCTGTTGGTCCTATAGATCGACAGGCGGTCCAGGCGGGCCGGGCGGCGCCGTCTCGTGGCCATGCTGGTGGTCGATGCGCTTGCCGCTCGACTTCACATAGCCATCCTTGAAATCGGTGTTGCCGGTGACTTCCACGTCACCTTTAATTTTCACCTTCGGCCCGGTGATCGATAGCGTCTCGCCGTCGAGCACGATTTTCCAGGGGCCGAAGGTCACCACATTTTCGTCGCCCTTCTCGGAGGGCTGCTTGTTTTCGTCGCTGAACGCCGCGTTGATCGCGAGACCCTGCCGCTTGGCGCCAACAGGGTTGATCGCAAGCATCGTCTGCCCCTGTTTCGGCGGCAGCCATGTCTTGATCGCGCCGCCGCTTTCGGCCCACGGAATCGCAGGGCCGAGGATCGGCTGGCCGTTTGCGTCTTCGCCGAGCTTCAGGCGAATTGTTCCCGCCTGCGCGTTGATCTCGTGGACAGGGCCGATCTGGATCATGTTCGCGATGACCCGACGCAACTCGGCAATTTCTGCCTTCAGAAGCAGGATTTCATCACCGAACGCCATATCAATAAGCCTGCGCGGCAAGCAACATCGCGTCGATCTCCGCCACCGTTTTGCCGAGAAGCCCGCGGTAGGCAATCAGCCCGTCGCGGTGCCACGTAGCAGCTCCGAACCGAATGCGCGCCTCTGTGCGCGCTCCCGCGTCCGCAATCCCATCGATAGCGGCGAGGATTGTCGCCTCTGGATCGGAGATGCCGGAGGCCAACAGCACGAGCAGCCCCTGCGTGCGCGTGCACGTAGTCGGCACCGCCGCCTGCGCCAGCGCAACAAGCGCCGCTTGATCACTCTCGAAGTAGCGCCAGCCGCTCGGCAGCGGCGCGGGAGACGGATAATCCGCCACTCGATAAGTGCCAGCGGGTGTGGCGAGCCCTTCGACGGCGACGGACAAGCTGCCGTCAGCCTCAACCCGATAGAACCCTGCCATGTGATCCCCCTTGTAATGCATATTGCATTACGCTATACAGGCTATACGAAAATCGGAGCGTGATAGATGACCAAGAAACCTAACGACGAGTTCCCCAGCACAATTCCAGATATAGGAGTTCCGGCTGACGGCCTGGAGCCACTCAATCGCGAGGTCGCCCTTCCCGATGGATTTCGCCTCCCGCCCTTTTCCGATGAGGCCAAGGCGGCTATGGCTGCTTGGCAGTCGGTCTTCAAAAACATCACGGGCGAAAGACAGGACGAAGGTAACGGCCAATGAGTGACGCCACCGCCAATTTCAGGCTCCCACAAGCTGAAGCCGACATCCTCGCCCAAGCTGCGCGATCCGCAGGCCGCACCCAAACGGACCTGTTCCGCGAATGGGTGCGGTCGCTCGACAGAGAGAATTTCCTGCACGGCGATATCGTATTCGCGGCCCCCAAAACGCCGCAGTCCATAAACGCGGACATGGAACTAATCGAACGCGCTATCAAAGATTGCGGACTTCGGCCTGCTTCAGCCGGGGAAGCCGACCCAAAAACGCCGCCAATGTTTTATAGCTGCTCGATCCCCTATCTAAAAGCCACCACGGCCAACGGCTACACGGAGATAACCGGGGCGTCAGGGCCATTTCACCTCGGTCGCTACGACTGCACCAGAGAAACGAGACTAGCCCGCATATCCCAAATACTGCTAACTTACGGCCTAGAACTTCGTAAAACTAGGATGTTTACTAACAGTTACGTGTTAAGTTCACTGGCGCTTCCTAACGGATTCATGGCCACGAGCACGAATGCTGCGTCAATGTCTCTTACATCCGACCCTGACACCAAAGATTGAGCCAATTTACGTCGCTACCGTCCATCCTTTGGCGGTAGCGATGGACGGATGATGATCGGCAATACCGTGGTTGCCGGTCACGGTGATTGTCTGCCCCGTGACCGTTGGGAGTGACGTGTAAATCTCGTCAAGTTCGGCACCACCTAACGACATTCCAGCGACGGAGAAAGAGACCGGAATTGCGGGTTTCCCCAGTCTGGCGCATGCAGTTATATTTGTGAACATGTTGGCTGCATTATTGATTAGCGCACAAAACCCTGTCGGCAGCGACAAATACTGTAATTCGGACAAACTGATGAACATGGACGATGCATTATTGATTAGCGCACCAAACCCTGTCGGCAGCGACAAA